ATATTTTTTTTGCTCACTTGAGGGAGTTCTGTAAATTCGGTCTCCCTCTTCTCTATAGTTTGTTTTTTTAGTTCTTCTAGAAATTGTTTTTACATCAATGCGAAAAGTTTCATTCTTAGGAGAAATAGCTATAATATCAATTAAACCATGTTGCGCTACGTTTTTAAAAACTAAAAATCCCAATTGTAAAAGTTTATTAACTGCTGAATATTCGGAGACAGTTCCTGATATATGTTTTTTGTTCAAGAACTCTTTCACAGTAAATCTATTTTTTTAACCCAAGGTTTCGGAATAACTTGAATACGACCACAATCAGAGTCGCCTTTGCGACCCTTGTCAGCACAGATGATGATATATTCTTTCGTGTCTTTAACCATGTAACCCATGCTAAAGACCGTGGGAGGTGTGATTTTTTCAGCGTCTTCCAAGTCATGCCAACCACTTTCCATTTCGTATGCGTCTATCCACTCTATTTCAACTTTATCCTCTAAAGATTTTTTCATATTTAGAATATTATTTCTAAATGAGAAATACTTCAATTATTTAAAATGATCTTCAGGGACTACTTTATGGTATTTTTTAGCTTTTGATTGATCTTCACTATTATAGGCGATGCCATAGGCTTCTCGTCCTTGCATGACAGAATAAGTCGGAACTCTATCTTTTAGACCTTTACTCACTGCTTCAGAAACTGATTTCATATACATATCATCAAAAAGCATAATTCCGTCTTTTTTAAGTTTAGGCCACCAATTATCAATATCATCCAAAACAGCGTCATATTCATGTGCTCCGTCTATAATAATTACATCAAAATATTTGTCTTCAAATCTATTAATAACTTCTGGATTATCAGAACGACTTTCGATGAGCTCCAATATACCTGAGTCAATAAACTGTTTTAAATTAGATTCTGTGTACTCTTTAAACGTTCCGTCCTTACCTATAGCAGAACGAATAAAACTATGCTCTGAGGAGCCCCTAAACGTGTCTAAAGCGTATACTTTGAGGTCAGTTCTCCATGTGTTTACAATATTTGTGCACATATAATTAGTTGATCTTCCGTAAAAACAACCAATCTCTAAAATTTTTCCATTAGTAGGGCAATAATCAACAGCTTTGTCATATTCTTCATGGCCATTAAACCACCCAGGAATTTCATGATATTTCATTTTTATTCTCCTTTGAATTTGTAAAATAATTTTTAGTCAAAATTTTATCAGCCTTTAATCTATTTATTTTTCTCTTTTCTTGTTCTAAGGCATATTGAACAGACATTCTCTTATCTGTATATTCATAAATAGGTTTGTGTTTCATTTAAAACCCCACATAATATTTATAATTTTTATTAATTAAAAATTCCACAGATTTAATTCTGCTCTCTGTCATTTTCAAATTTTTATCATTCCAATTGTCAATATCATTCCTCCATTTTTTTAACTGTCTTTGATAAAGACTTAATAACTTTAGATGATATCTCTCTATAGGAAAAACTTTTCTGTTTCTCATTCTTTTAGTTTCTCCGTTATTGTTTCAGCTAACTCTAAAGCAGTCTCATGTACAATATTGGCCATGGCCCACTTTTCGTATTTATCTAAACTCTCTTGCATTTTAATTAATTCATTAAAACATTCACAAGCTTCTTTTAATTTTCTGTGATCTATTTTTTCACGATTAGGACTTAATATCATATTAACCACTCCTTAAATTCTTCGCCCATTATTTTTGTAGCGATGTTAATTTTAGAACGAAGACTTTTGATAATGTTTTCATCTACCGTTCCCTCACAGATAAGATCAACGTATGTTACTTTCTTCTCTGTACCAATCCTATGATTTCTAGCTTCAGCTTGTTCTCGTATTTCGAGATCATAGTCATTAGAATAAAATATCATAGTACTTGCTATATTTAAAGTTAGTCCATAGCCACCAGTTCGTGGGTGTCCAACCAAAAATCTCATGTGATGATCAGGATTTTTAAACCTTTCTAAAATTTTAGGTCTTTCTGTTGAAGGTGTTTCACCATAAAAACCTTCTGCTGATCCTTTTCCATATTTTTTATCAAGAGCGTTAATAACAGTTTTAATGTTATGTCTATAAGAACACCAAATAATTATTTTTCCACCACTCTCTTCAACTGTATCAATCAACTCTTTGACTCTATTTTCTGAAAAGTCGATTAAGTTTCCTTCATCTGTTGTCATATAACCACAGGCTATTTGATGAAGTCTTTTCAATTGAGCGATCAACGTGGCTGTTGTTAATTGCTCTCCCTCTATTTCAGCTAAGGCTAATTTTTTCATCATCACATAAGCTTTCAATTGATTATCGGTCATCGGTACACGTCTCTTTAAATAAATTTTATCAGGCAAATCCAACGCTTCATCTTTCGTGACTCGATAAGAAAAATTTCTAATTTTCTCTGTCAGTTCATCTAAGCGTTTATATCCAGTTACTTTATTAAAACTTCTTCCACCAAAACTCATTTTCATTTGATCGCAATACCTAGCTTTAAAAGTATAAATAGAACTAAAACCTAAAAGATCCTCGTTTAAAAAAGCACATTGAGAATATAAATCTTCAGGAGACTTAGTAATCGGAGATCCTGTTAAGATAACTCTGTACTTCGCATATGTTCCAATTTTAATACATCTCTTTGTTCTTTTAGCTGAACCGTTTTTAATAATAGTAGACTCATCAACACACATTAAAGTTTTGTCAGTGTAAGTAAATTTTTCAGCGATAGAACTTCCATTCTTTGTAATGATAGAGTCTATATTCATAATTAAGACTTTTAATTTATTATCGGTAGCAAATAATTTTGATTTAATTTCAGTTTGTTCTTTTTTTGTTTTAGCTCCCTCCCAGACATGAACATCATATTCAATATGATCAGCTAAATGTTTTGCTAATTCCTCTTTCCAATTATATTTAATTCCATTAGGACAAATGACTAAAAGATTATTTATTTTTCCGTTATCAAATAATATAGAAACACCGTCTATTAAAACTTTTGTTTTTCCACAACCCATTTCCATAAACAAAGCATACTCAGGCGTATCTTTGTCAAAAGAATTCATCATCCCAGCAAGACCAACCAATTGATGTTCCATAGGCTTTGTTTTAAACTTGTATTTTTCTACTAACATATATAATATTTTATTCTATATAAGAGAATATAATAAAATGACACAAAAAAGTAAAGTATATATTGTACAAAACGTAATGAGAAAATATCCTGACGGAACTTTGAGATCGTTAGACTACACTCAAGCTGAAAGATTTGGAGAAGTTATAATTTTGTTTGACGGAAATAAACAGGTCGTAATGTCTCCACAACCTACTATTCGAAAACTCAGAACTCTTCTAAAAGACTTTGAAGACAACGATTATTTACTTTTAGTTGGAGATCCAGCATTGATAGGGTTGACTTGTTCGGTAGTAAGTAATATATCTAATGGTAGATATAATATGTTAAAATACGATAGAATAGAAAAAGATTATTTTCCTATTCGAGTTGACATTTATAATTAGAATAAAAAGGAGTAATACATGGCTATTAATTTAAGACGTGAGGAAAAAGATTTCCAAGTAACGGAAGTTGATCCTATATCTAAAGGCTCTCAAGATTATTTGAAAGCTGAAAAAGAAGTAGAAGATCTAGAGGCTCTTATAAAAGTAAAAAAAGAAGTTCTTCGAAAAGCAAATGAAAGTTTAGTTCAGTTGTTTGAAGAGCGTGGAGTCACTTCTATAAAAATGAAAGACGGTTCTAACGTAGAAATAAAACCGTTTTATACAGGAACTATTTCAAAAGAAAAACAAGAAGAAGCTTTTGAATGGTTGCGTGATAATGGGTATGAAGACTTGATAAAAAATCAAGTCATAGTAAAATTTGGTAGAGCTGAAGATGATAAAGCAAAAAATCTTTTTTCTGATTTAGCTAACCAAGGGTTAGACACTGACAGAAATGTTAAAGTCGAACCGTCTACTCTCAGAGGTTTCATTCGTGAAATGGTTGAGGGTGGAAAAGAACTTCCTATGGATACTTTTGGAGTATTTGTAGGACACAAAGTCAATATCAAGAAAGGTAAATAAATGACAGAGACAGTAAAAAAGCAAGTAGCGAAACAAGAAAAGGGAACAGACGTAGCGACACTAAGTGGTCTATTAAAGGCGGGTCCCTCACTCTCAAAGAGAGATGCTGAAGACTATCAAATTCCTTATTTTAATATTTTAAGTAAGGGTGCTCCTCAGCTAGAAGAAGATGACGGTAAGTATATCGAAGGTGCGAAGTTAGGACAGATTTTCAATACTGTTACTAACAGAGTTTATGACTCCATAACCGTTTTACCAGTCTACTATCGCAGAAGATTTGTAGAATGGGCAGAGCGTGGAGAAGGATCAGGAGCTCCAGTTAACATATATACTCCAGAGCAATTTCAAAAATTCCAAATGGAAGGTAAAGTTGTTCGAGGTGATGATAACAAAGAACGCTTTGTAGGAAAATCAGATACCTACATCGAAAATACTGCTGAACATTATGTGATCGTACTTGAAGAAGGTGGTTCTTGGAGTAAAGCGATCATTAAAATGAAATCAACACAATTAAAAAAATCAAGGACATGGAATTCATTAATGTCCAATCAGAGACGTGTTGAAGGTGATGAAATTTATCAACCAAAAGACTTTGCTCGTGCATACACATTATCTACGGTCAAAGAAAAGAACTCAAAGGGTTCTTGGCATGGTTGGGTCATCATTGAAAATAAATGGATTGATGAATTAGGGCTGAAGAGTGTTCAGACAATAATTGAAGATGCGACACAATTCGAAAAATCAATTCATAGTGGTGATATTGAAATCACTCCGACACAGGATGATGCTAAAAGTTCCCCTCAAGGGGATTCCTCGCAGAATGGTGACGACATACCGTTCTGATTAATAGCCCGCGTAAAGTTAAGAGTGGTCTTATCCTCCTATTCCCACTCTTAATAGGTTGGGGTGTGGTTTTTTCGAGCCTCCTTTCGAACCATGCCCCAACTTAATTAAAGGAGAGGCTATTAATTTGAGAGGTTAATATGGAATTAGAATTAATTAAGAAGTTTAAAGAGGTCTTTACAGGTCTTGAGAGGGCTCATGGTGTCTTTTATAAAAAGAACGAGCCACAAGAAGGGCTAAAGGTAGAGGCTAAAATGACCACGGTCCACGAAGCACCGACCTTGGAAAAATTTGAACTACACCTAAAAGGAGAATATCCTGCCATGGGTATTGTTCCTATCAATGATGAAGACAAATGTAAGTTTGGTGTTATTGATATCGATGTTTACCCTCTTGATCACAAAGCTTTACTGAAAATAGTAAAACAAAAAAAGTTTCCTTTAATTATGTGTTTATCAAAAAGTGGTGGAGCACATTTATATTTATTTACAAAAATGTATGTCACAGCAAAGGATATGCAAACTAAATTAAGTGAAATGGCAACAGCCCTAGGCTATCCCAAAGCTGAAGTCTTTCCAAAACAAATTGAACTGTATCAAAGAGAGGGTGAAGAAAAAAGAGATACAGGAAGTTGGATTAATTTGCCTTACCATGGAAGAAGTCGATATGGATTAGATCAAAATGGTAACGCTTTAAGTTTAGAAGAGTTTCTTTCTCACTACGATAGTCTCGTTGTTGGTGCTCTCAAGTCGATTAAAACCGATTTCAAGAACGAGGTTATTAAAGACGGACCTCCATGCCTACAAATACTAACTGAACAGGGTGTTTCTGACGGATCACGTAATAACGCTCTGTTCAATGTAGGCGTATACTATCGTAAGGCTGATCCTGATAATTACAAGGAGTTAGTTGAAGAGTATAACAGAAACTATATTTCACCTCCTCTTAAATCTGATGAAGTTTTAATAGTGATTAAGCAAGTAAGTCAAAGTGACGGTAATGGTGCACCTAAGTATATGTATCGTTGTTCTCAACCACCGATTGAGTCTTTATGTAATAAGAGACTTTGTAAAAAAAGAAAATTTGGTATTGGAAGTGAAGGTGATAGAGATCATCCAGTTTATTCCGATTTAAAAGTATATAAATCTGATCCTCCTCGTTATTTTTTAAATGTCGATGACAGAAGAATAGAGATAGCTAATACAGAAGACTTGATGACACATAAAAAAATTATTCAAGCTTGTTTAGAACAACTTAATAAAGGCATCATGAATATGAGTTCAGCAGAATGGAATCAAACATATAGTGATTTATTTGAGTCTATTTCTATTGATCACCCACCTGAGGAAGTCACAAAGAAGGGTGAGTTTAAAGAATTGTTAGAAGAGTTTTGCTTACATCAAGGTGAGGCTCTAACAATAGCAGATATATTTTTAGGTAAATCTTATACTGAAGAAGGATTTACTTATTTTGCTCTCAAAGACCTAATGGATCATTTAAAAAGAAATGATTTTAAGGAGTCAAGACCTTGGGTAACAATGAGATTAAAAGAAGAATATGATGCTGAAGACACTATTAGGAGTGTTAAGAACACAAGAATGAGACTATGGAAAATAAAACAGTTGAACATAGAAGATGTGGAGCTAGATATTCCTGATATGAAAAAAGAAAATAACGAGGAGGAAATACCGTTTTGAAAAAACTTAGATCACAAGTACAAACTGATAACATTACTAATGAGATCAGTAGAATGTTTGACTATCAATTTGACGGTCAAACAGAGTTTACTCTACCAGAGTTTCAAAAACCAAAAGAAGGATTTAATATTGGTTTAATTGTTGGAGCTTCAGGAAGTGGTAAATCAAGTTTATTAAAAGAATATGGAGAAGAAGAAAATATTCAGTGGGACTCAAACAAAGCTGTTTGTTCTCACTTTGATACACCAGAAGAAGCACAAGATAGATTATCTTCTGTTGGATTTAATTCTATTCCCTCTTGGATGAGACCATATCACGTCTTAAGTACAGGAGAAAGATTTCGATCTGACTTAGCTAGGAGAGTAAAAGATAATGCAGTTATTGATGAATTTACCAGTGTGGTGGATCGTAATGTAGCGAAGTCTTGTTCTAATGCTTTGCAAAAATTTATTCGAAAGAAAGATATTAAAAATGTTGTCTTTGCGTCATGTCACTATGATATCATTGACTGGTTACAACCTGACTGGGTGTTTGATACAAACTCTAGTAAGGTGGTATCACGGGGGTCTCTTAGGCGACCCAAGATTGTTTTGGAAGTCGTTCCTTGTTCCCACAAAATTTGGTCATACTTCGCTGAGCATCACTATCTCACAGGAAACATCAGTACAGCTACACGATGTTGGGTCGCAACATGGAACGGAACCCCAGTCGGATTTTCATCAGTTGTCTTTTTTCCCTCAGGAACAATCAAAGAAAAAGCGTGGAGGGAACACAGGACAGTGATACTTCCTGATTTTCAAGGATTAGGGTTAGGCGTTCGTTTGTCTGAGGCAGTGGCAAAACAATTCACGGTCCTCGGTCATCGCTTCTTTTCTAAAACAGCTCATCCTCGTTTCGGTGAGTATCGAGAAGCTCATCCTGAAAAGTGGAGACCAACGACTCATAATAGACAAAATAGAAAGAAAGATTATGAGAAAGAATTAAAAAGACTAGAAAAAGGTGAAACTAAAATAAGAACTTTTGGTGGTTATTCACATGAGTTAAGAGAAAAACATAAAGAAAGGGTTTGCTACGCACATGAGTTTATTGGATAAGAAAACTCCTACTGTTGTTATTGGTCCTCCAGGGACAGGTAAGACAACTTTTATTTTAGATAAAATAGAAGAATATTTATCTAATGAAGTAAACATAGATGAGATAGCTTTTTTTTCTTTTTCTAACAAAGCAGTTGATGAGGCCAAACAAAGAGCTTCTCAAAAATTTAAAGTACCATTAAATCAGTTAGAAAATTTTAGCACTTTACACTCTTTCGCATTAAGGCAAATGGGCCTCACGAGAGAGCATATACTAAGCAACAATGATTGGAGGAACATATCAAATGAACTTAGGATTAATATTAACGTTAATAATGATGATGACATATTTTTCAACAACTATGACGACAAATATGTCGATCTTATAGAAAAAGCAAAAAGAAGAGATATACCTTTACGTGATTGTTGGGCTATGTTCGCAAAAGATATTATTTGGCACAAACTAGAGTACATAGATAAGGGATTAAGAGACTACAAAAACTTTGGTTATGAAAAATTTACAAATGGAACTAATGGGTATCTAGTTAAAGATCAAGGACCTAAGGTAGATTTTACTGACTTAATTACTAACTATGTTAGTGGAAGCTTTTATAAGGCTTTTAAGGTTGTTTTCTTTGATGAGTCTCAAGACATGTCTACGATACAGTGGAAAATGGCAGAAAAAATATGGAGAAACTCAGAAAAAAGTTACCTCGCTATGGACCCTAATCAGGCTATTTATACTTGGGCAGATGCAGACGTATCAAAAGCAATACAAGTTAAAGATGAAGCTAAAAATATAATTGTTTTGGATAAATCAAAAAGAGTTCCAAGAAAAGTTTGGGAAATTGTTAATCGTGTTGAGGAACAGATCATAGGTTATGATGATATTAAATGGTCTCCTGCTAACAGAGATGGATCTGTTGAGTTTATTAGAGGCATGTATCACTTAGATATGAACCAAGGTTCATGGTTAATAATGGGTAGAACAAGAACTATTCGTGATGACATGGAAGAAGTCATGAGAAAGAAAAATATATTTTTTAGAGTTAAATTAAAAGACAGTAAATACAGATATTCTATTGGAAGTAAGGAAAGAAATGCTATTCTTACTTGGAAAGATTTGATGAGAAATGAAAGCAATCAAGTTCCTATAAGGTTGATAGAAAATCTATACAAGTGTTTAGGAAAAGAATACGTAGTTCGTGGTAATAAAAAACTTATCGCAGAACAAAGAAAAGCTTTTCCTGATAAGAAATTATCTTTCAAAGATCTGAAAGATAATTTTGGATTAACAGTTGACTTTGACACGCCTTGGACAGAAGTAATGACAACAATTAATACAGAAACAAAAGCGTACTTAGAAAACTTAGAAACAAGAGGCGAAGACTTAGCCTTAGAACCAAGAGTAACATTATCTACTATTCATCAACAAAAAGGTGGTGAAGCAGACAATGTTATTGTTTCATTAGATATAGGAAAAATGGCATACGAAGAATATCGTATTAATCCGATTAGCGAACATAGATTATTTTATGTTGCTTTTTCTAGAGCTAAAGAAAATTTATTTATAATAACGCCACAATCGCGGGAGGCATATAGAATATGAGTAAACAAATAGGGATGTTTAAACCAAAATCCGAGTGGGTTCCACCTATGGATTTTCCAAACATCAAAGACGCAGATAAAATTGCAATAGATTTAGAGACTAAGGATCCAAACATTATGGAAAAAGGCCCAGGTTGGGCTACTAATGACGGAGAAATAATTGGTGTTGCCATAGCTGTAGACGGTTGGAAGGGGTATTATCCTATTCGACATGAGACAGGATTTAATCACGATCCACGAGTCGTGTTTGACTGGCTAAATGAAATGCTTTCAGGCGAAGGAGAAAAGATAGCTCATAACGCTACCTACGACTTTGGTTGGTTAGAGGCTGAAGGAGTCAAATGGAATGGTCGTATCATTGATACAATGATTGCTGCTCCATTAATTAATGAAAACAAATTTAGTTATTCTTTGAATGCAGTATCAAAGGAGTATTTAGCTGAAAGTAAAAACGAATTTCTTTTAAATGAAACAGCAGCACAATGGGGTGTTAATCCTAAAAGCGAAATGTTTAAAATACCTTCTCAATATGTAGGAGAGTATGCAGAACAAGATGCAGTGCTATCTTTAAAACTTTGGGATAGATTAAAACCTGAAATAGTTCAACAAGATCTTGAAACAGTTTTTGATTTAGAAACTGACCTTATACCTATTCTTATGAAGATGAGAAAAAAAGGCGTAAGAGTTGATTTAGAACAATTAAAGAAAGCTGAAAAAACTTTTATTAGAAAAGAAAACGATTTAATGAAATTTATTTTTGATAAGACAGAGCTCAAATGTGATATATGGGCTGCTCGTTCTATTGCCACTGTTTTTGATCAATGTAAGATTGAATATCCTAAAACAGATAAAGGTAATCCTAGTTTTACAAAAAGCTTTTTAGAGTTTCATCCTCATCCTGTACCCAAGGCAATTGTTCAGGCCAGAAATTTCAACAAGGCACGGACCACGTTCCTTCATACGATAGAAAAATATCAACATAATGGAAGAATACATGCAAATATTAATCAGCTACGAACAGAAAATGGTGGTACGTTGACAGGTCGATTTAGTTATTCTAACCCTAATCTTCAACAAATTCCTGCGAAAGACGATGCTCAATCAGATATTAAAATCGGTTCTTTAGTTCGAGGATTGTTTTTGCCTGAAGAAGGAGAGAAGTGGGGTTCCTTTGACTACTCTCAACAAGAGCCACGACTCGTTAGTCACTATGCAAATATCGTGAAACTAGAGGGTGCTGAAAAAATTGTGAAAGCTTATAACGAAAATAAAGAAACAGATTTTCATACAATCATGGCTGAAATAGGAAACATACCTCGTAAGAGCGCTAAAACAATAAATTTAGGACTATTTTATGGTATGGGTGTAGGAAAATTATCTGATCAATTAGGTATTGATCCTGAGGAAGGCAAGTCTTTGATTAAACAATACAATGAGAGAGTTCCTTTTGTTCGACAGTTAGCTAATGCAGTATCTGATCATGCGAATAAAAAAGGTGCAGTGAAGACTTTCTTAGGTCGAAGATGTCGTTTTGAATTATGGGAGCCAAAAGCATTTGGTTCTTACAAGGCTTATCCTTTGGATAGAGCTAAAGAAGAGTATGGTGAATATACTCCTTTGAAAAGATCAGGGACGTATAAAGCTTTAAATAGGTTGATACAAGGGTCAGCGGCTGATCAAACAAAAAAAGCCATGATTGATTTAGATAAAGAAGGTATCAATCCTATGATTCAAATTCACGATGAACTAGCCATTAGTCTTAATGGTGATCCTGAAGTGGAGAAAAAAGTTATCGATATTATGGAAAACACGATTGAAATGAGTGTTCCTTCTAAGGTCGATGTAGCAATAGGAAACAATTGGGGAGAAGCAAAATGAGAATAATGTATCAAAACGGAGAACTTAAACTTAGCTTAACAAAACAAGAAATAAAACACATTGTAGACAACACAGGTAGTCCAGTGACTATGGATATTAAAATGTTGAAAGTGTTACATGAGGATATATCTGATTGTGTCAAAGCACACTGGTCTAATATAGAAGTGTGGGAAGCCATAGAAGAACATCTAGCGTCTCAAAAAAGCATAAGTAAAAAAGAAAAATAAGTATTATATTCTCCTCGAAATAAACCAAGGAGATAATAATGTTTAACTTAACTAACAAAGCAAAAGATCATTTCTTGAACTTCTTTAAGCAAGAAGATAAAGACGAATCAATAAAAGAATTCTGTCAGTCAGAGTACAAAAAAGACTGGTATGCAGCGTATAGATTTTATAAAGAAGAAGGACAGTTTCCTAATTTTATTAGGAGAACACTCTAGGTATTAGCAATTATTTCAGCAAGGGATTCACAGCGCTTCGGTGTTTGTGAATGCCACCTGGAGTCCTTCATTTCTAGCGAGGCTGTCTTCCATTGCTTGACTCTCATTGCTTTCCACATCTTTTTAAACTTAGAAACACCTGTTGTTCCTAATTGAAAAACCATTTCAACTATAACCTCACCTACGTGTTGAGGTAAATCGTGACCAATACATTCATCAATTAATGCATCAGCTCCCGCTGCTGCTCTGTTTAAATCCATTTCGAAAAGCTCATTGGCTTCTTCTTGTGTTATGGTAACACCTTTTTCAAATCTTTTTCTTTCGTGAGGCATGACAAGGTGGCCAATTCCCACTGTTAATTTTCCTAAGCTATCCTCATAAGGCTCCAACACGCAACCTTCGTGAAGACGAATTCTATTTTTTAGTGAATCAGTAATTTCAATCATTTTGCACCTATGCCCCAATGCTCTTCGTGGGGATCTTTTTCTACCTTTCTTTTAAATATGTTTATAATAATATTATATAATTTCATTTATTTAAGTTTATAACCTAAACCAGCGTATTTGTCTACACTTCCTCCATCTTTAAAAGTAAAGTTTAACCCACCTTGCAAACCTGTGGGTGTAGCAGAAATATTATAGTTAACAGGGGTTTGATTAAACATAAATTGATCCGAGTAACCTATTCTATTTGGGTTTAACGGATCAAATTGAATCCTGTTTAAGTTATATTTGTTAGCTAGATTTTGTAAATTCTGTAAATTACCAATCACATTTTGACCCATGTTACTTGCCATAACACCTGACATATCCATATCACTTACTCTTATGGGATCATATACTTGTTGATTAAACAAAGGATTATCTAAATCAGAAGCTCTATCAGGTAAAAAAGGAAAAGAATTATCAAATTCTTCATTTGACATTTGACTAGGGAGAGTTTCCAAAGGTTCTACTAAAATATCATTTCTAGGAGTCAAGTCTTTAAAAGGCTCTTCTGTAGTAGTAAAAATTGTACTACCACCACCTGTTGTCACTGTTGGCTCTCCTGAGAGATTTTTTCTTAAATTATCATACACACCTTTCACAGATTCTATTCCTTGTGTAGTTCCACTTTTAACTCGACTAAAAAGGTCAGATAAAACAGATCCAATAGCTCCACCTCTTCCTATAAAATCACTTATACCTCTTCCAATATTACCAAGTCCATAACCAATGTCTCCCATAACTTCTCTGTTTGTAGGTCCAAATCTATTAGCTGTTTGCATTTGAAAATCACGTAAACTCATAGGAGCATCAAGCTTCATTTGTGTTACACCTTTTACGGTTCCACCTGTATCTGTGATAACAGGTTTAGTAAAATCTTTTTTAAATTGATCAACTAAATCTGCTTGTGTTTTTCTTTTATCTAATCGTAAAGGAGATACACCCTTTCTATTGGGAAAATATTTTTCACGAGTTTCTTTTCTTTCTTGTGCCAATCTATTTCTGGAGTCATTTACTCCTGAAGTTGACGTTTTAGACTTAAACTCACCAAAACTTTTTGCAGTTGATTTTCTTTTTTTTCCTCTAGCCATTATGCTACCACCTGTGGTTTTTTAAACTTTTTAGATTCATAGAGATTCACGATACCACCCTCAGCAGCATTGAAAAGAGGTAGTCCAACAGACTCTAAGCTAGTCATGGTTTGTGGATTTATTCCACCAATAGAAGCTATATCCATTTGAGGAATCTCAATAGAAGCTATATCCATTTGAGGAATCTCAATAGGAGCAATAACATCGACTCCTGTATCTCCTCTGCTAACCTGAGGTTCTGAAAAGGTGACTGTGCCTCCACTTGGTGGAGCAGTGCTTGGTAAAGTATCTTCTGTGCTTTCTTCTATATTGTTAAGTTCATCCAAGAATATGTTTGAGTCTCCTTGAAGAGTATCAGATTGTTTAATTATCTCATCAATCTGATCAATTTTACTAGGATCTTTTTCAAACAATTGAATATTGTCTAGTAAATTATCTATTTTATTTTGTGCATCTTCTAATACATCTGGATTAAAACTAGGGTCTAAAGCTTGTAATTCTGTGTTAATAGCATAATCTTTTGCTCTTTGCTCCATTTCACTTGATGCTGCTCTAAAAAATTGCACCCATGCTGTTTTTCTTTGTATAGCAGGTAAGGTTGAATCAAATCCTTGAACAGCGAATCTTAATGTGTCAGGACTTGTTAAGAAGTTAGATAAACTTCTAACACCTATAACAGAACCAACAACACCTATAGGGCCTCCAAGAACTACTTTTGCAAGCCTAGCAAATGGGTTGTTAGTGATTGCTCTTGCTCCACCCATACCACCAATAGCAATACTTCTTCTCAAAAAAGTTCCTGTTGCTGGTATATTAATATTTTGTTGTCTTGTTAACATCTCAATTAAATCACCAACATAATTACTAGGTAATCTTTGAGATTTAGGAAGGGACTCGTTTACCAAATCTATCAATTGATTAAAAGCCTTACCTTTTACCTTACCTCCTGAGCCATCCAATCCTAGTTTCTTTAACAATGTTCCTGTGTCTAAGACATCCATTCCTGATTCTTTAATGTTTTTTGTTGAAGCAGCAAAAGCATCATCAAACCAAGTTCTTACCAATTCACCTGCTAATTTTCTATCACCACCAGTTATTCGAACTAAATCATCAACTGCTGAAGGAGACATTCTTCGAAGTAAAGGAGCAACTAATTCGTCAACATATTTTTTTGACTCTCCTTTAAATTTACCACTCAAAGCAGTAAAAATATCATCTACTTTTTCAATCTCTCCAGCTACCACTCTTTCAAAAGGTTCTCTAGCTGTTGTATATATTTGTCTAAAATCTTGAATTTGTTGTATGTAATTTTTTATTAGAGCTTGATCTTCTTTTGGAAACTTAGCTAAGAACTCATCAGCATTGGCGTTATCTAACAATTTTCTCATTTCATCAAATGACTGACCTAATTTTTGTTTTGAAGTTCCTGGTTTTCCTCTAGAAGTTTTGACTGCATTTTCTAATTGCTCCATTACAGCTTTCCAACCTGTGTAATTTATTCTAGCGTTTTCAGGATATATTTTTAAAAATCTTTTAGCAAAATTATAAAACTCACTGTAGCCTGGGTCAGTTGTTTTAGACACGTTTTTGCCATAGGTTTTTTCAAAATCATCAACGTACTCTGTTAAAAAATTTCTCATATTATTAACAGGAATTACTTTTCCATTATTAGGCACTAATTTTTCTGTTTTAACTATTTCATCACTAATTCTTCCCATGGTTTTTTTAAAAGAACTGTAAGCTTTATTTGACTGTTCAAAAATTTTTCTTGCAAGAGTATCGTCATCCAATCCTTTACCCATTTTGTTAGAAAAGTCCCCTAATAAATCAAAGAGTTTGGCTGATCTTTCTGCTGTGACACCTTTTAATTTAGTTCCTAAAAATGGAATCTGAGCAAAACCCATTCTAGCTACATTTATAAATTTACCTGTTAATGTTTTATTGTCCAAATCTCCTATGCTAAAAGACAATTTATCTCCTAAATATTGTCTTGATTTTTCAAAAGCTTCTTTGAGATTTTTATCTTTTAATACACCACTGGATAAAGAAACTCTAAAAGCTTGTATAGCTGTTTCAGCCATAGGACCTATGATTGCCCAAGTTAAACTTCTTTTAAAATCTTCAGGCAACACTTCTAATTGCTCCCAAAGACTCATCTCTTCTCCTGTAGATTGACTTTGTATTATATCAAAAGCTTGAGCACCAGCTGTGGCTCCTAAGGCATCATATAAAATTAAAGATAATAGTTTACCTGGAACGCTAGGAACATAAGGTAGAGCTCTTAATGTTAAGGCTTTGGTTCCTGCTGCTAAACCTGAAATACCACCTACAGCTTCAAATGTTTCTCTATTTAGTCCATACTTTTCCATACCTTCTCTTTGTGAAAAAATTTTCTCTAAGCTTTCAGGATCTAATAATCCTCCCTCATAGGCTTCAGAATCTTGAAGAGCTATATTTGGTTTTGTTAATGATCTTAATAGTTCTGAAAAAATATTGGGAGTCTTTGTTGTTTCAAACTCTTTTAACTCTTCTATTCTTTCATCTTTTTTCTTTTGAAGATCGTCTAGCTCTTCTAAAAAAACATTTTTTTCAGCCATGTTATTGTCCTGACTGTTGTTTAAGTTTTTCTAGTAAAGAGTCTAATATTTGTGATTCAGCCTCAGGCTTTTGTTCTATTGCATTGAGAGCTTGTTTTACCAAGTCATCATCTTTTGTTAAATTAAACTGTTGTAAAATTTGATCTATTTTAGATCCATAAGAAATTTTTCCTCTTCCAATGGCTTCTCTCATCATATTAGCTCCGTCTCTTACATCTGATAAAATACCTTTTAAGGTATTAATTGCTCTGGTAGCATCACTAAATCCTGAAATGTTTAACTTACCTCTTTGATCAGCAATTCTATTCATCGCTGGAATACGAGTGGAAGAAATATCTTTTTGAAAGTTTATAAGTTTTTCAGGTATCAATTGTTCTAGAGTTGATAATCTTTGAATAGATGGATCAGATAAAAATTCAGTAACACGTGAGGGAATAGGACTTGTTCCACCAAATACCTCAAACAGTTGATTTATAGGTAAAACTCCTTTTTGTGCTACCTGTATCGCATCACCCACTAAACCTGCTAGTTTAGGATTGGTTTCAATCAATCCAATAGACTCTTCTAATAAATCTTCTAATTCTTGACTTAAAATAATTCTGTTTTGATATTTGGTAATTGTGTTCTTGTCTTTAATAAGTTCCATACCACCTTTACCAGATTGTTGTTCAAAAGGAACGCCCATATCTCCACTTTCAATACCTTCCATGGCTTCCTCATAAGTTAAACTTCCACCACTTTTTTCACCACTTTGAGTGCTTCCTGTTGATCTTTTTACTATTTCACCACCGTCTTTATTCCCCTCTACAGATGTGGTTGTAAAAGTTTGTTCAACTAAAGGCTGTTGCGCTGTAGCTGAAACAGGGACAAATCCACCATCTAATAAGTCTGCTATTTTTCTAGCATCTCTTACTTGGTCTAAAACGATAACCCTACCTGAGTTTGGGTCTCTAAGATACGTTGGTTTTTCCATGCCCTTTGACTGTTCAAAAAGCATTTTTAATTGATTCTCTAACCCTAGTTTAGCTAGATTAAATTCTCTCTCCGACATTGAAGATTTTTTGGATAATAAAGATTTATAAGCTTGCATTGCAATTGCCTTATCTTGAGCTTTCACTGCTCCTGTTATTTTATAAATATCTCCTGCTGTTTGTTTTAAAACTTCATTGATATCTGCTCCAGTGGCAATATCTAAACCTCTTTGAATTCCTGTCAAAGCTAAAGCTCTTTTTGCCTCTTCTTTACCGTCTCCTGTAACTTGTCTTAATAAATTAATTTCATTTTGAAGAGTTTCTGCATCCATTTTTACTGGAGTAATATATTCTTTCATAAAATCAGAAATTAAAGCACTAGACATATCAGTGTAACTAGGAGTAGGAGCAGAAGTAGTATTCATTGTTCTTGGAAGAAAACTAGGATCACCTTGAAGACTAGTAGAAGGTATGTTTCTATAATTAAAAGGTGCATCAACAATTAACCCTGTGTTAGCTCTTACAATTCCCATATTTTGTGGATTAGCTAATTGATCAGAAGCCATTGGCATCGGTCCTTGGGCCATCATTTCTTGTCCTTGAGGAGCGTTAGCAATACCTTGCTGTTTTTGTTCTTGTAATTCAAACACTGGTTGCACTAAAGCTAGAACAGATAAAGGAGTGTCAGTAGCATCCTTTTCACCAACAACGCCTGCTAGTTCTTGAACTCTACCATCCATAGGAACTTCATCACCACGAATCTCATTCATTAATTCAACATATTGATCAGGAGAAACCTTAGCGATACCTTCTTGAGACGGATCACGGTTCTCGGTCATCGGTTCTTCTTGATCTAATCCATCAGCAATGCCAACAGCATCAGAGTTCATTTCACCACCCTCAGCTTTGCCAAATATAATTCTTCCTTTAATAGTTTTTAAATAGTCGTCTTGTTGATCACTACCCATATTCATAAATGCACCAAGGTCAAAATTAGTAGACCCTGTTATCATTTCAAAAACTGTGTTTAATAATTGAGGATTAGTCATCGCATCATCAAGATTAATTTTATAAGACTTGTCAGGAACTTCTCTATTTAAACTTGAATTATCAATAACTCCTAATTTATCTAAAATATTAAATTGTAAAAAAGAAGGAACAGACATTTCACCTGTATCAGGAGACCCTGTTTGTCTCATTGCTATAGGACTAGATTGAACTTGTTGTTCAGACATAAATTTTTGATATAGCTGACCTATGATTTGGTCTCTATTAGGGTTTTGCATTAAAGATTGTAATTGTTCAGGAGACAAGGTTGTTTGTAAATATTGCATAAAAGCTTGTTCACCACCCATGGGGCTTCCCTGTTGCCTAAACAAAGGTCTTTGCATAACTTGATTCATCATTAAAACAATCCTCCACTTTGTAATCCACCTAAAGCGCTAAGACCTGCAATACCATAACCTGCAATTTGTTGAAGAGGAGAGACTGAAGAACCTGTGGGAGCAGTCGATGTTTGAATTGTTTGTTGTGATGTTGGTGCTCCCTGATAAATATCAGATAAGAAACCTACTCTTTTATACGGTTCATACATTTGTTGTAATTGATTTTGTCTTTGAGCCTCTAACTCTGATTGAGTTTGTTGTTGCCCTAAAGAACCCAACCCTAATAAAGTGTTAATATCTTGGCCACCTAATTGTTGTCCTGTTGCTCCTAATTGAGCTTGTTGTCCTGCAAATGTTCCATACTGAGGAGCGAGTGCACCAAGACCTGCTGCTGAACTTTGTTGTCTTTGACCTAATTGTTGTTGTGCATTTAAAAATGCTTGAGCTTGAGCTTGAGCTAGCGCTGACGCACGATTACGCTCTAATTCTGCTTGTGCAACTCCTTCTCTTCCACCTCCAAAGGCACCTGCTTGAATTGCTTGTGCTGCTTGACCTTGTTGAGCTATGTTATATGCACGATTAATTTCATCTTGAATTGATTGTTGATAAGGATTCATAAAAGGTTGAATCTGTTCCATAGTTGGAGCTGTACCAATATCTGTGTAAGCTTGTGCTGCTTGACCTAATGTCCCAAGGCCCGCGGCCTGTGATTGAAGAGCAGAGGTTAAAAAAGGTTGATAACCACCTATACCTTGTTGGCCTAATTGAATAGCTTGTAATTGTTCAGGAGTTAATCCTGCTATTTGTTGCTCAGGTAATGTTAAAGGCTTGTCTGCTAAGGATTTAGCAGTATCTAAAAGTCCTAGTTTCCTAGCTTCTATTTCAGGTGCTTCTCTTACTATTTGTTCTGTTGTTGCCATTATGCCATACCTATACTTTGCTGTGATAGACTACCACCGTTTTCTAAACTTTTCATCATTTTATACATGTTTTTTGCTCCCACTTTTCGCGATCCACCACCCGCGTTTCTCACAGCTTGAGCAGTCATTACAAACTCACCATCACTTAACATCGCAGGAATATCATCAGAAGTCCCTGTCCCAGGGCCTGCAATTTCACCGATACGCTTTGGATGCTCTTTTACTTTACCATCAGGATGTTTTATTTGTTGACCACTTCCAGATGCAAAACCTGTTATTTCACCACCCATGGCAGCATATACGGTCGGATCATATCCTTGAGGACCTGTTATATCTCCCAATTGATATTGAGCATAATTAGGAGTGTATAAATCCTCTCGAACATATCCCTCTTCTACTTCTTCTTCTTCTTGTTTTGGACCTAATAATTGTTCAGCCAGAGGTAATGCAGATAGTCCAGCATATGCTGAAGGACCATATTGATACATGAAACTTGATTCTTTAGGAATTCCTAAACCTACAATATCTTCATCAGTTAAATCTATTCCTGATACTTTTCCTAATAATTTAGCTTTTTTAAACTCAGGATTAACTGCTCTTGCAGTAGGATTAAGCTGTTGATTTAATTTTTCTGTTGCTTTTCCAAAAAAACCTTTTTCAGTTTCACCAAAACTTGGTTGATTTACTCCACCTGGTTGATTAGGTATCGGTAAATCTTTTCCTGTTACACCACTCATGAATCTTTCACCAACGTTTCCTGATTTATTGCTCAGAGCTCCTTGAATACCTGAAGTTGCTACTTGAAGAGCTAAATTTTTTGCTATGTCAGCAGGCTTTTTTCCTGCTAATCCTTGAATACCTGCACCTAATAAATATTGACCTCCTTTACTTGCAAGAAAGGAACCAAGAGAACCACCCACTAAACTTCCAATACCTGGAGCAATAAAAGGTAAAACATAAGGTGCAATAGGAGCTACAGCTTTAGCAACACCTGTAACTGTATCTTTAACATTTTGAAAAAAATCACCAACAAGAGAACCAAGACCTAGTTCATAAACCTGTGCATACTCTTTTTGATTCATTTTTCACCTTTATTTTTTATTTGATGCACCCAAACTAGCAAGTCGTGGTGCGAAAATTGTTACATCTCTTTGAATATGCTCTTCTGCAGTATCTGTGTCTGGATTTTCAATGTCCGCAGTGCACGCTTCTTCAGACTCGTAAGTCTCGTTAGTATTTTTGTTTGTAATTACTGTTTCTGTCTTACAACTGTAAACAGGAACCTGTTGCCCATCAACTTCTTTGTGTCCTAAAAGCTTTGGTTCTTCTACTATTTTATGCATATTAACCTTTATTTGTACTATTGTTGATCCTTCATTTCAAGTACAGAAACCTTAATAACAAGATCATTTGCAGAACTTGATGCTACTTTTAAACTATCGCCACCTTCAAATACAAAGGTGCCATTGATAATTTTTGTACCTTGATGTTGCACAGCTACGTTATTTATTTCAAAATCAGTACTACCATTATTATATGTAAGCACAGCATTTAGTGTTCCAGATCCTGAATCATTATGTAAAACAATGGTTTTTACCATAAATGTAGTCACAGGAACAGGTGGTGTTGCTGCCACATCGGCATTAGGAACTGTAAATAAAGTGTTAGCTCCTGTATTTGCAGGACTGAGAGCAAAGGTTCTAAAACGATCAGGCATCGGTTGTACCTCCTGTAGCAAAGAATGTAGTTCTTCTATTCACTTCGTTTTTGTTATCTTGTTGATAGGATGAGTTAAGTTGTAAAACAATTTGTTCTAGCTGTCGTACTAACTCAGCAAAAGCTCTTGGATTGTATTCTTCTGGTGGATCAGGAAATCTAGTTTGAGGTATTTTAGCCATTATCGTCCTCCATCTGGTTCTGCATCTATATGATACGTTCCTACTTTAAAATTACCACCCACAGTATTACTTTCTATTTTAAAATTAGCCTGTCTTCCTCTACCTCTCATGTCTTTTTTTGTATCTGTTGTTGCTACTGTTAAAGCCGTTTGACTGAGAACATTTCCATAAGGATAATTTTTAAAACTAAATGTTACCGTTAAATCACCTGATTGATTTCTAAAGTCAGGAACAAATCTAGAAATTCTCATAGGATCTTCACCAGACTGATCAATAGTAAAATCTCCTGTTTGAATAAAAGATGGCATAGCATCCCCATCTGCGTCTGAGCCAAATTCTTGTTGATAATAGTTAGAAGCACCATTAGATAAACCTATAACAGTAGGTGTTGTATTGGCGGCAGTATTTGTTAAATACTCTGTTGCTAAAGGAAAC